CCGAGCCTGAGCCTCAGGTGACATCTCGATGACCCGGCCAGTGGCGGGGTCGAAGATCCCCTCCTCCTCCGTGATGATGTCCACCTGGTTCACCAGGCCGATCTCCTTCTGGCGCTCAGCGAGCTCAGCGGCGTTCTCTTCAGCCAGCCGCTGACGCTCACTGCCGGTGAAGTCCCCTCGTTGCGTCCTGGATGGCATCCGTCAGTTGGTCCAGGCGATGACGACGCTCTGATCGGTGATCAGACCGAATCCCCAGATCGCGTACCAGCACAACGCGTGCTCGCGTCCGAAGTCCAGTACGCCACCGTCGCGGAGCTCAACCGGGAGGGCGATGGCATGACCGAAGGCGTTGTCGCCCAGGTACATGGCTCCGTGGACGACGCCAGCGTTGGTGACTGCACCCATGCCGGCAGGGCCCGTGTTGGGGGCGTACTGCCTGACCTGGGTGGTCTCGATGTAGACCACATCGTTCAGACGCCCGATCTCCCCGATCATGAAGTTGCCAGGAGCGGCGTACTTCGTGACCTCGATGAACTCCGGGTTGTCACGGAGCCGGCGAGACTGGTGGGGATCGATGAAGGCCACGTAGGTCTCACCGATGCGGGGCACGTTCTTCGTCGCCAGGGTCTCCACCGCGTCCTTGGTCACGTTCACGCTCATGTAGAACGTGCCGGCCAGGGCGCTGTAGTTGGCAGCCACGGTGCCGGCGTCGTAGGGGCTGATCGGGGTGATGGCGCCAGTCGGCAGCTGGTAGCCGAAGATGGCCGAGGATGCCTGGTACAGGGTGTCGCGAGCGGACCCGTCCAGGTACTTCGCCATGTTCCGGCCCAGGAGACGGGAGCTCGACGCCATCACGTCATCGAAGGACGAGTTGAGCAGGAGCTCTGACACCGCCACGGCGTAGCCCTGCTCTGCCACCGTGATGGCGTACTGGCTGGCCGTGAGGGCAGCGGTCTGCATGCGGACACCTTCAACCAGCTGCGACGCATCGCCCAGGTTGTTGTACCGCATGAAGTTGATCTGCAGTCCAGGCTGGATCCCTAACTCCGTCTTCTTGACGGCGAACTGCTCATAGCGCAGTACGGGCATCGACTGGAACAAAATTTCTTTGCTCCAGATCACCTGGATGGCAGGCGACAGCTGGCTGTTAGTACCGGGGTATCCAGTGGGCGAAGCGCTCAGCAATGGAGTGCCGGTGATCGCGGAAGGCATACGCCTTACCTCCTGTGTTGTCTATTGGCCTACCGGCCTTCCAACTTCGGGTACTACCTATTGCTGCCGCCTGCTCTGTGCGGCAGCACGGAGCAGGTTGTCTCGTTCCGCAGCGTACTCTTCGGGTGTCATCGCCTTGAGTTCATCTGCGGTATACGTGCGTGTCGTCTGGCTGGTTTCCATGGGACCGACTGGAGGCGCAGTGACGCCAACAGTGGGACGTGCCGAGTTCACCTGGCGAAAACCATCGATCACGTTGCTCTTAATCAGGTCGGATTTTTGAATAAGAAGTTGGATGGATGAGTCGATCTCCTCCGTGGAATTTCCAGCCACGAGGTCGCGTAGCTCCGGAGTGATCCCGTCTCCTACCTCAGCCATACGCTGGGCCATGTAGGTCTGGAGGGAGGAATGGCGTCGCTCTTGCTCCAGTACTGCTAGGGCCTGCTGGCGAGCTTGGCGCTCCTCTTCCAGCTTGGCCTCCCACTCCGCGTCCTTCTTGGCGATGAGGTCACGGAGCTCCATCTCTTCCTCTTCTTTTTTCTTCGCCGCCCGGTCAGCGTCGCGCTGGGTCTTGGCTTCGGCCTTGACTCTCTCGTCTTCGGCCTGGCGAAAACGAGCCAACTCGGCGTCAAGCCCATCAGCCCGTTCCATCTCCTTGGTGTAGCGTGCACGCTCCTCCTGGCGGATCCTGTCGATGTCCTCCTGGCTGAAAACCTGGGGCGGCTCACCACTGCGCTGTTGACGCTGTGGCTGAGCCGGTGGCTCAGGTGAGGTGACAGGGACCGTGATGCTGTTGGGATCAGGCGGCTGTGGTGGGTCGCCTTGAGGAGGGGGTGCGTTGGGATCGGGGTCTGTGACGGTCATCTCCTGGCCTTACTCCTGTCTGCGTAGAGCATCACTAAGGTTCGTCTTCCTCTGGCACACGCCTCTGAGGCAGGACGGTGCCGTGTGCCAGGGCCACCACCCGGTCGAACATCTTCTTGATGTCTGCTGAGTTCGTCAGGTCCACACCCGGCAGGGCACCGAACTTCTGCACCGGCTGACCGGCGCTGTTGACGTTGGGACCGCCGGCTGACTTCGGGCCACCCGAGCTACTACCGTTCTTCTTGGTTCCGTTGCCATTGCCACCGTTCTGGGGCGGGGGCGGCACCGGCTGTGGGCCCTCCTGCGGGACCATGCCGGTCTGGTTCACGGTGAAGGCGGCGATCTGAGAGCGCAGGAGATCGAGAGCAGCCTGCTGCTCCGCGTCATCGATGAGCTCCTTGAAGAGCTCCTGTAGCTTCTCGTCGGGGAACTCCTCGCCCAGTTCCTCCAATGCCCCACGCTTGGACTCCAGCCCGAGCATCATTTTTACCTGGAGCTCGTTGAGCAGGACGAGCTTGTCGACAGGCAGGGGAGGCTGGAAGTGAACCGTGTTCTCATACGTCACAGGGTCCATGGGGTCCAGCATCGGCAGCTGGTCATCACGCAGGGGTGGATCCCACTCCGGGTTGTAGACGAGGGTTTCCGGCTCCTTCATGAACAGGGTCTTCAGGGCCAGGCGGTTGACCTCAGCCAGCCCCTCGCCGTACTGGGTGGTCTTGAGGTGGAACCGATTCATGAGGGGCTGGTACTGGATCGCCAGGGCGACACCACTGGTATTGGAGATGGCCTGCTCCTCACCCAGGGCGGTCACTGGTACGCCGGTCATCTCGTGCATCGCTCGCTTGAGGACATCCAGGAGCTTGATGGCCTGCTCGATCCCACGGGGATCGAAGAGCAGGTTCTCCACCTTGGCTTCCTTGTTGGGGATGCTCCAGGTCTGATGGGTGCCCTTCTCCAGGTTGGAGGCGCGGGCCCCGATCACCACCGTGACCGGGGCGGCGTGGTAGTTCACGATGTCAGCGATGTCGGTGGCCGTCTCGTTGTACTGGCGATTGAGCACCGTTACGTCCTGGATGTCGGGCATGCCCCAGGGCGATGAAGGGATCGGCAAATTGCTGATGTGGACAATGGGGATCTCACCCAGGGGATTTTCCCGCTGATCGATGAGCTCGTCGTTGACGTACTCCTCGATGTTGTTCTCGGTCAGGAGCTCCGTGTAGGTGAAGACCTGGCGGGTGCCCTCCATGGTGGTGCCCCAGAAGCGGTACTTGAGCTTGAAGCGGATGAGCCGCTTGCGATCGTGGGGATGCCACTCCGGGAAGCAGAACGCAGAGTTAAGGGGCAGAACTCGCACCCTGCCAGGGTGTGGCATCCCCGCGGGATCGGTCCAGGGCTCTTCGTAGGCAACCTTCACGAAGCAATCCCCAGTGACCGAACCCATGGACCCCATCTCCCACAGGAGGGAGTCCTTTCGGTTGTCCTTCTCCCAGATGCGCTGCAGCCTGGTGGGCACGATAGCCGAGGTGGCGTCGGGCGAGCGAAAGCCCACCCCCTTGGAGAAGACGAAGTTAGTGGTGAAGTCCGACAGCGCCCGGACGTAGTTGAAGGTCAGCTGGGGGTCACCTAGGTCGGGCCGCTGGGCCCAGTGGTAGCCCAAATAAAAAGCCCAGCTAATTCATGGCATACCTGTTCAATCTAGGACCGTGGACTTCAAATTCTTCATCGGCCAGTTCGACCAGGCCGAGAGGAGAAATCTGAATCGTAAGATCCGAAGACGCCGCTCTATACGACGGGGACTGAAACTGAATGCTCATGTTGTTGCATCACCTCCTCCAGATACCTAGCCGCTGATCGACAGCGGTCGGGGTCATCTCGGAAGCACCCGATGCCCAGGTTGCAGACATCGCAGAGCAGTCCTCGCACCAACC